AACAACGGCTGGGCGCTGTTTATCACGACGCCTCGGGGCAAAAATCATGCTTATGACATGTTCAACCATGCCATGAAGTCGGACGATTGGTACGCGGAAATATCGGACGCAAAAGCGACCGGCGCGTTTACCGACGAGCAGCTCGACGGCATTCGCGACGAATACGTTGCGCTTTACGGTAAGGATTTCGGGGCCAGTCAGTTTGAGCAAGAGTATTTGTGCAGCTTCGAGGCTGCGATCCTCGGCAGTTACTACGGCGGTGAGCTGGCAGCAGCGCGGGCTGGCGGTCGGATCTGCGAGGTGAAGCACGACCCTGACCTGACGGTACAGACCGTCTGGGATATTGGGTACAGCGACGATACGGTAATTTTGTTCGTGCAGATCGTGGCGAATGAAGTGAGAATCATCGACACCTACAGCGCAAACGGCCAGCCGCTGGCGCATTACGCCGAGGTGATTGCGTCGAAGGATTACAATTATTCACGCCATGTTTTACCCCATGACGCGCAAGCCAAAACGCTGGCGGCAGCGGGTCGGTCGGTGTACGAGCAATTGGTTACCGATCACAAAATGAAACACGTGACGATTTTGCGGAATACAAACACTGAACAACAGGGCATACTTGCGGCTCGGCACTTATTTCCACGGCTTTGGATTGACCATGAGCAAGAGGAATTTATCAATGCGCTGAGTCAGTTCCGACGCGAATGGGATGATGCGAGCAAGTGTTTTCGCGACAGACCGGTGCATGACTGGACGAATCACTTTGCGGATGCGCTGCGTTATTTGGCTTGGACATGGCGCGAGCCGCCGAAACCAAAGGTCGAGAAGGTTAATCCGATCATTACAATTGATGGGAAATCGACGCTAACGATGAATGATTTAGTTAAAGCCAGCATTCGACGGCGCAAAGCTGAGGCGTACAACTGATGAACAGTCAAATGCTCCAGGCGTTGCTCACTGCTAGAAGACGTGGGATTGCTTCTTTACGCAATCACCCGCCTGGCGGCGCTGGCACGCTCAATGATCCAGGCACCGCCTCAGCGCTTGGCCCGACAATTCCAGAGCAGATCGGCACAACACTCAACCCGATGCTGGAGCGAGTGCAAGATATATTTCCGAAGGACAATCCTTACGGCTCATTTATTGAACGCCTGATAGTCGGTGATTCGCCCGAGCGTACAAGGCGAATGGCACAAGGTATTCCGTATCAGTACACGGGCAGAGGGCCATGGTATGGCAGCGAGCCAATTATTAGGCCGCAGGTCATGGATCTAGCGGCTGCTTTGCCGATTGGATCAGCCGCTACGCTCGCAAAAGCAGCAGTTCCCGTAGTTAAAGCAGCAGCAGTACCGGCAGCGATGGCAACGAGCGCAGCAGCTCTGAATCGCTTGAAAGCCCCTGGCTACGCCGCAACATCGACGGATGATATAGGCGCTGCTTTGCTCGGCCGAAGCCTGCAAACTACAGGTGATCTCAATAAGGCAATGGTCGGCGGGGACGCAGGCGCAGCAGCACTGGCAAGAATCGGCAATACCGCACCACAACAGGCGATGGAGCTTGCCGAGCAGATGGAGAGCGCAGGGCGTAGCCGTGACGAGATATGGGCGGCGACGGCTGACATGGGTTATCCGGTGTTTCGCGGCAAGGACGGACGGCTAAGGTTTGAGATTGACGACAGTGCGGTGAAGTTTAAGGAGCCTCCGGTAGGGAAGTCGCGATCAGATCTGGCTGGCGATTACTTTGAAAGCAAAGGGGTGCCGCGCACTAAAAGGGCGACGGGGCAATACCCGGAACTTGATAGAGAAGCGCTGGCGTGGGCGGACGCGAATAGACAAAGCAACCCAACAGTCCCGGTGTATGAGTCAATTATTCACCCAGAGATGCAGCAAGCGTATCCAGACAGCGGCGTGCGAATTGGCCGAGTAGATCCCGGCACGCGGGACTTGAGTGGATATTTCGACCCCGCAACGAAAGAGATCCGATACGGTGGCGGCACGATTCTAAACACTAACAAAGCTCTCGCACGCATCCTCGGCACAGATACCAGTACCGCGTTGCACGAACTACAACACGCCACACAAGAAGCAGAGGGGTTTGCGCGGGGTGGTAGTCCAGGCGGGCCATACCAAAGCGGCGAACTAGATCAGCTAATTCAGAGAAAGTATGAGCAGATAAAAAAACTACCTGGAAACGCCGGAGAAACAAAGGCGGCGCTGTATGATCACGCAAAAAAGCTAGTAAATTCCGACGAGGGCAGGCGCGAAATGTACCGCGCTCTCGCAGGCGAAGCTGAAGCCCGCCAAGTACAAGCCCGCATGGACATGTCACCAGCAGAGCGAGCATATAAACCGTTCTATGCTGATTTCGATGTACCTGAAGCAGATCAGATCGTGCGTTACGGCGATGGCCCGAGCGCAATGGTTGGTGTTGACCCGTCACCCTTTGATTTTAGTGATAAAAGAACAATAAAAAACGAGGCAGAAAAACTAGCGTCAAAATTAAACGAAGCTGGGTTCAGGGCGGAAGTAACTCACTCGGGCAGTGCGGCGGGTGCGTCATCTTATGTCAACGTATACGATCCCGTAACCGGACGACACATTACCGATCCTGCACGATTCAGCAACCATTCCAAGGGGCCGTTTCAAAATCAGTTTGTTTATAACATGCACTCACAAGCGGATACGCAGGAATTTATGGATTTGGCTATGTCCCTGCGAAAACTTGGGCCATCTGAACTAAAAAAACTAGAGGCGCTTGGCCCTAATGCTCAGACTCTTAGACGCAGAGCTAAAAACCAACGACGGAAAGCTAAACAAGCGGCTAAACAACAAAAAATAGCCGAACCATTAGTCGATGAGTTTATTGGTAAGTTGCTAGAGGATTAGGTAATGCCAAGCACAAGCAAACGACAACGCAAATTCATGGCTGCTGCTGCTAATAGTCCCGGTTTCGCTAAAAAAGCGGGCATATCGCAGTCCGTCGCTCAAGACTTTCATGGCGCAGATAAACGCAAAAAGAAAAACGCGGCAAAGCAGAGTATGATTGGCGCATTAACATCGAAAGGTGGACGGTATGCTTAAACCCAGTAATAAAAAGCCAAGTTACGCTAGCAAGCCGAAAAAAAAGAAGCCACGGAAAAATAATGCAGCAAAGCCAAGCATGGTTGCCGCGCTGACATCGGAGCCGAAGGGTTATGCCTGACAACGATTATACGAACGATGGCACGATGGAAACGCCTGCTGATGCAGGCAAAGGCCCGGCTGGTGTTGTCAATCGTTGGGTGACTGAGCTTGATTTAGCGGACAAGCAAGAGGCGAACTGGCGCACTCGCGCTAAAGATGTTGAAGCGCGGTATCGCGACGAACAAGTCGATAATGCGCGTCCGGGGCGATACTCGAACGGTAAGCGATTCAATATTCTTTATAGCAACGTACAGACGATTGTTCCGACGCTGTACAACCAAAGTCCGACGCCGGACGTTCGTCGCCGGTATCGCGATGCCGATCCCGTGGGCAAAGAAGTGTGCGAAGTCCTTGAGCGCTGTCTGTCATTTACGATGGACGAGTGTGACTTTGATCGTTACATGCGCTTAGCGGTATTAGATCAACAACTCTGCGGTCGCGGCGTGACTCGCGTGCGTTACAACCCTGCGTTTGCCGAAGAAACCGACGAAATGAGCGGTGACAGTTACGAATCCCTGCAAGGCGAGGAAGTCAAATTTGAGCATGTCGGGTGGCCGGATTTTCGGCATGGCCCCGGTAAAACGTGGGAACAGGTGCAGTGGGTTGCGTTCCGGCACCTGATGACGAGAGATGAGCTGCGAGCCAAATTTGGTGACGATCTCGGTAACGAGGTGCAGCTCGATTACTCTCCAATGGGGATGGAAGATAAGGATGGCGCGCCGATAACCGATACGTTTAAGCGAGCGACGATTTGGGAGATTTGGTGTAATCGGCAAAAAGAGGTGATATTTATCTCGAAGACGCTGAAAGAGCGCCCATTGAAGACGGAACCAGATCCGCTCCAGCTCCGCAACTTTTTTCCAACACCGCGTCCGCTTTATGCGATGGAAAGTACTGACAGTCTAGTGCCGGTAGAACCGTTTATCTTTTATCGAGATCAGGCCAACGAATTAGACAAAATCACGATTCGGATCTCAGACATCATCGATGCGTGCAAAGTGCGCGGCATTTACGACTCGACGATCACAGAAATGCAAAACATCATGGACGCTCGGGAAAATCAGATGATCCCAGCGCAAGATGTTCTGCCGCTGATGCAATCCGGTGGACTCGATAACGCGATATGGATGTGGCCGATTGAAAAAATTGCGGGCATTTTGGGCCAGCTTTATATTCAGCGTGAGCAGATCAAGACGACGATCTACGAAATTACCGGCATTGCTGACATTATGCGCGGTAGCAGTGCGGCGATGGAAACATTGGGCGCACAACAACTCAAGGTGCAGTTCGGCACCATGCGCCTCGATGATTCACGCCGAGACATCCAGCGCTACGCTCGGGATTTAATTCGCATCGCTGCTGAAATTATTAGCGAGCAATTCCAACCCGAATCGTTGCAAATGATGACGGACATTCAATTACCGACGATGGAGGAAAAGCAGCAAGTTATTGCGACGCAGATGCAGAGCATGGCAATGCAAGCGCCCCCGATGGGGCCACCGATGCCGCCCGGACAACCTGAATTACCGCCGCAGCCCGCACCGCCCGCACCGCCTGCGCCGCCTGCACTGACGCCTGAAATGCTCGAAATGCTTGAAAAACCGACGTGGGAGGAGTGCATACAGCTTTTACGTGATGATAAGCAGCGCAGTTTCCGCGTTGATATTGAGACAGATTCGACAATTTCCGGTGATTATGCGGCAGATCAAGAGGCGATCACGAAATTACTGCAAGGCGTTTCCGCATTTATTGCTGATGCTGGGCCAGCGGTCGAGGCTGGATATTTACCGATTGAAGCGGCCAAAGCCATGATCATGACGGCGGTGCGTCGATTCAAGCTCGGTCGCGAGGTCGAGGATGCGCTCGATATGATTGGTGAAAACGATCCAGTAGCCAATGCAGAGGCGCAGGAAGGCGCAGGCGTCGAGCAAGCGTTGCAGATGAAATTGCAGATCGAACAGCAAGAGGCGCAGATTAAACAGCAAGAAGTGCAACAGAAGATGCAAATTGAACAAGCAAAGATGACGCTTGAATCGCAAAGTAAGCAAGCTGAGCTGTCAATGGAAGAAAGAGATTTAGGCTTGCGGGAACGTGAACTTGCGTTAAAGGAATTTGAGGCGCAAAAGCCAGAGCCGAATCCCGAAAGCAAAATTCAGGCTGATGTGATGTTAGCGCGTGAAAAAATGCAGTTCGAGGCGATGGAAGCCGATAAACAGCGGCAAGTAGAGCTGGCTAAGACGATCATGGCGGAATTTAGCGCGGGAGAGGGAACGCTGACAGATCCAGAGCAAGCGCTCAATCGAGCAGCGGAAATTATGGAACGTATTAAATCTGTGGTGTCTGCGACTAATTTGCCACTGGCAGAAACGACGATGCTAGTTGCTGGCGAGCCAGAGGTTACCGAAACCACGATTGTTGTTGATGATACCGGCCCGATGTTGCAATAATTCGCTCATGGGAAAATATCAAGACAATTACGATAATATTAAGTGGGATAAAACCCGCTATAAAGCGCGAAAAAACGCGAATCGAAGGCGTGTCGATGGGCCGTATGTGCAAGGCGATTATGCGCCGTATGAATGCCCGATCACGGGTGACATTATCGACGGGAAAAAAGCGCACGCAAAGAATTTGGAAAAGCATGGTTGCCGCGTTCATGAAAAAGG